CCAACACTCACTCCTACTCCTACTCCAACACCGACTCCAACACCCACTCCTACTCCTACTCCAACGCCGACTCCAACACCAAGTCCTACTCCAACACTCACTCCTACTCCTACTCCAACACCGACTCCAACACTCACTCCTACTCCTACTCCAACACCGACTCCAACACCAAGTCCTACTCCAACTCCGACTCCAACACCAAGTCCTACTCCAACACTCACTCCTACTCCTACTCCAACACCAAGTCCAACACTCACTCCTACTCCTACTCCAACGCCGACTCCAACACCAAGTCCTACTCCAACACCGACTCCAACACCAAGTCCTACTCCAACACCAAGTCCTACTCCAACACCGAGTCCAACCCAGTCTCCAACCCCAAGTAAACCTAAATTTGTAAGACCAACACCAGCACCAAATCGTCAAAAGTTTGATGAAAATGTAATATCAACTCCAATGTACAATACAGAAGAACCTGAATCAAGGGGTCCGTATTATGTACCTTGGAAGAAAACATCTATGGATTTTTACAATAAAATAAGAGAATCGGAGGATGATTTTCATTATGCAAATACAAGATATAAGTCTTTAGACGGATATATAACAGGAAGTACGATTGGAAATGTACCTGTAAAAAACGAAGAACCTGAAAAAGAAACAGATAATAATAGTACAGATACTGAAGATAATAAATAATTTAGTTGACAATTATACTATTAATTGAGATATTAAGTCGGATGAGTATTATTCTAAATCCTTTATTAATAACAGTTATTGCACTGATGAGTTTTATATTTATCACACTATTGTACATAATATATAATTTATATAGAAAAAATACTATATATGAAAATTGGACAGAGAATACATTTGATAAAATAAATAATCTACAAGCAGACATTAAAAACATAGACGAACGTGGGATTTTTGAAAAGGATGACGAGGTTGGATCTATATTTGAAGAAATATCTAATTTGATTAAAGATTTTGATCATAATGTAAAATTAAATAAAAAGGAACTAAGAAGTGGAAACCGGTAAACGCAAAAGAAAAAAGAAATCCAAAATATATTTTGGCAAAGATACAGAAAATGCAATTATAGAATATAATAAGACCGAGTGTGTGGTAGAAAGAAATAAAATATATAACGAAGGAATTAGTGCAGCTTTTGATAAATTGGCAGAAAATATTTTAAACACATTTAAATTTTCATATTTTCAATGTAGTCACCTTGAAGTTCAACAGGAAGTAGTTAGTAATTTAGTAAGTAATATACATAAATACAAACCTGATAATGGTAAAGCATTTTCATATTTTAGCATAATTGCGAAAAACTTTTTAATATTATACAACAATGGAAACTATCGAAAATTCAAAAAGCACGTAAGTGTTGACGATGATGAAACAACAAATGTTGATTTAGAACTAAGTTCTATACCAACAAATCCTACTAACAAAAAAGAAATAACTGAGTTTTTCGGTTTGATGATTGATTACTGGGATACTCACATAGAGAAGATATTCAAGAAAAAGAACGAACTACAAATTGCATATGCAGTTTTAGAAATATTCAGAAGTTCAGACAGAATTGAAAACTTTAATAAAAAAGCATTGTATCTTTACATAAGAGAAATGACAAATTGCAAAACTCAAAATATTACAAAAGTTGTAAATAAAATGAAAGATATGCAAAAAAGGATACAAATTGAATATAAAGAAACCGGATACGTCAAAAACGATTAGTAGGAAATAATATAAAAAATATGTATATTCATATTTATATTTATGGATACTGATAAAGAAATTTTCGATGGAAAAACATTTGCATCACTTGCAAAGGACATTTATTTTAATTCAACACGTAAGTCCGCACAAATAGATCAGTTAATCAAGGACCTAAGAACCATGATTAAAGATGCAGGTAGTGCAACTGTAATTGCACCGATGATAAAAGACTATATTGATGTATCTGTAAAGAATGACGATCAACTTGTTAAGTTGTCCGCAGTTTTACAAAGATTTCTAGGTGGTTCTTCATCATCTGAAGATGAAGGAGTTGGATCGGGACTTACTGATAGTGAGAAAGAAGAACTTTTGAAAAGTGTAAAAAAGGAGGTGGGTGATATAACTAAAATTGATACATCCTTAGACAAAGATATTACAAAAATCAAGAAAGAGTCTGATTCACTATAATGGCACATACCCAAACAAAACTAAAATCAAAGATTCAGAACTTAGAGAAAAAGCAAGTATCTACAGTTCGTGGTAATGAGTTATCAGGATCAGATTCATCTTTTTTTTATGAACTAGAGGCCGCAATAGTAATTGATGTAATACGAGACGAAACGCATCCAATATTTTCATCATCAAATCCAGAAGTACCTGTTGTTGAACGTTCAACTTGGCCGGATACATACAACGACCCTAAGATAAAAGATTATTCGTGGATAGGTCGTGTAAGAGTCAGACTTATTAATAGCCAACAAACCACACCTATAAACAAACTTGATTGGGTTACTCCACTTGAAAGTGGTGTTTATGAATATCCCCTTGTAAACGAAATAGTAATTATTTCAACATACATGGGCAGACAATATTACACACGAAGATTAAACTCAAGAAACTTCATTAATAATTGTGCTGATTTTGCACATGAACATAGATACGGAGGACCTGGTGGTATAAATGAAACAAAAAGTCCAGGATCACTAAAAGGTGCAAGAAATTTATCTGATTTATGGCCAGCAACAAACAGATATGCTGATCCTGTTGGTAAAACATATTTAGGTAAATACTTTAAAGCAAACAATAAAATAAGGCCACTTCGTCATTATGAAGGTGATACTATAATACAAAGTAGATTTGGAAGCAGTGTACGATTTGGTGCTTATGAAAACAATCCATCGGTTGATGTAGGAACTGCAAATGGATATGGAGAATCATATGCAGATAATTTAGGAAATCCGATGATTCTAATAAGAAACCGACAAAAAGTCACAAAGAAAGACGAAAAGTGGTTTCAATATAATATTTTGGAAGATGTAAATGAAGATGGAAGTTCAATCCAAATTACATCAGGACGAACTGTTTCAAAGTTTGTTCCAACTCTTACACACAAATATGACAATGTTCCATACCGAAGACGGGGGTGTGTTCACAAAACATACAACGGCATGGACGGAATCGCAAACAGCAACATAGGAAAACGTAGAGATATAATAGATACACGTTTTAGAAACTAAGATGGCAAAGAAAGATTCAAATTGTAAGGCCTGTGAAAAGAACTCCGGTGGTTCATCGCAATCTCAAATTGCGGGGTTTGCGTCGAACAACAACATGACAGGTGCACTTACTGCATCATTTGGAATGGCAGTTGATGGTGGAACTGCCGTAAAACTTGGTTCGCACTATGGAGGAAAGTCTTCGGGTGATTTAATGAAGTTCATAGAAACTCCGGGAAGCAATAAACAAAAAAGAGGAATGACATCTGGACAAAAAAGCAAACACCTCATAAACTCCGTGGGACTTGGCAACTTTGGATTAAACTCTACACTAGAGAAAGGTATAATAGGATCTGTGGGGGCTGCACGTGGTGATTCTTCTTCTTTTTTAAAAGGAGACGCAACGGGTGCCTCAATGATAGCCGCATCCGCACTTGGCATGGACATACCAAACGCAGATATGCTAGGAATAGGACCAAACGATACTCCAATGTTTAAATTATTCAAACTTGCCGGGTTTGGATTAAAGATGTTATGTGGTCAGTTAAAAGGAAAACAAAAAGGAGGTCCGGGTGGTTACACATCTGATACAGAGGCCGCACTTGGTTTGATTCTATCTATCGGAATTAATTTGGATTTATTATTTAGACTAAAAGCAATCTTTGACAAACTGATGAACTTAAAACCAAATTTTGGAATGTTTGGGATTCAAGATCTAAACATTGCAGATGGGTTGTTTAATTTGTGTGACTGGGTTGAAAACATGGAATACGGCTCGGATACGGTTGATAGTTTCCGAAAAACTTTTTCTAATATGATGACCAACAAGGGTTTAACCGAAGCAGTTGGAAAAAATCTAATTTCAAACGGAACATACGACACATACGCCGCAAATGATTTTGGTTTTGATCAGCAATTTAAATCAATTGCAGGTGATATTGATATGTTAAAATGTGATGCTTGTAATTTTGGTAAAACAGACATACAACTATCACAAGGAAACGAAGCAATTGCTCAATTAGAATTTGATCCAAGAACTGGATTAAACAGAGATAAAGGTTACAACATAACACCAACAGAAGAACTTGGAAAAACAATTGATACCGGAGGAGGTTCGTCTGATAGTTCGGTTGTATCTAGTGCCATTGGTTCACCTACATCAAGTGAACTAACAAGTTCCATCGGCGCATCGGGTGGACTTCAGTCATCAATTAACAAAACCGGTACAACAGGACCAACAGGCAATGTGGGTATATCTGGATCGGCAGGGGTATCTATAAATGGAAGAGGTACGACCAATATAATAGAAAAATCAGCAAGTCGTGGATATGATGGGTTCAAGGGTTCTGCTGAAAATCAATCCAACAACCAAGATGTATCAAATTTAAATAAATCATTGGGTGGTGGTGACACAGCATCTCAAAATAATTCTCAGATTTCTAAAATAGGAGCAGATTCAACTTCTTCATCGTCTCAACCAAAATCGGGTATAAGTTATACATCAAATAATTCTTCAATTGAATTTGTTGATGATAAAAAAACGCAGACATCTTCAAGTAATCAGCAATACCAACAAAATACACCAACCGATAATATAAAAAAAGAAATTTCAGTTGAAGAAACTAAATACTCACAGAAATCAATTTCAACACAGATTGGTGAATCTAATCAAAAAACAAAATCAACACAATCTTCCGAAAATAAAACCGATTCAAACAAACCAAGATCAATTAAAGAACAACTTGGAGAAGATTCTGATGAAGACGAAGAAGAAGGAATATCCACTTCAATAGATGAAACAAAAGTAAAATCAGACTCTAGTAAAGTTGATAAAAGTTCAAATAAAACTTCATCACAAAATGAAGACGAACTGGAGAAGGAGATTAAACAGGACAAAACACGTTCACATCAGGTTAGAAAAGGAGAAAAACAAACAGACGAAAGTGACGAAGATAAAAGTGATCCTAAAAATGCAAAGAAAAAAAGTGAGTCAAACAAAGAGCAGTCACAAAAAAAATCTGGAGTAACTTATGAATCGGAAGACAAAAGTGTAGTATACGACACATACACAGATGATAACGGTGACATCAAAGAAGATAAATATGAGAAAACAGGTGGAGACAAAAACTTCAAGAAAACTGAAAGCAAAATCATACAGAAAAAACCAGCAGGTGGTCCTCCTGCGGATCCAGATGCGGATGAAGTAAAATCATTTCATACCGGAGAAACAATTAAACGAGAAGAACTCAAAGGAACTGTTTTGGAAAATGCTGACATGAATGCGGTTGGTATGTTACATCCAAATGATTTAAAAAATTTAAAAGACAACGAAAAGGTACAAAAAACTTTAGCAGATGCAGAAAAGGTGTATGATAAAACATTTGCAACAGAAATTGAAAAAACAGAAAACTTGGTATTATCAGAGCAATCTGATGGAATAATATTTGGTGCTCAACTTCCAACATTGAACGGAAATCAAATAGTGATAAATTCAGAAAGAGTTTTAATTTCCGCAAAAACACAAGAGTGTGGTATTTTTTCTAAAAGAAAGTTTTTTGTATCAACTGATGATGAAATTACAATGAATGCAAAGCAACGTATTGTTTTAAAAACTGATATGCACACATCAATAGAATCACCGACAATCCACTTGGGTGTTTACACAACAAGAAATCATCCATCACTCAAAGGTGATTGCACTGTTTGGTGGTTGCAAGATTTATGCGACTGGTTATCGGGACATACACACAGCGATCCGTGGGTAACCACCGGTACACCAACTCAACAAGGTTCATTGGCAGCTTTAAGAGCAAGAGCACCAACTTTATTGAGTGAACGAATATTTATATCTGGATAGAAAGGTTACAAAAATGAAAAAGAATGATCTAATAAAATTAATAAGAAGTGCGGTAAGAGCAGAACTCAACGAGTGCTTACCAAAAATGTTATCTGAAATAGTAAGCACGAAAGCACTTACTAAGAAGACTAAATCTGATCCACTTGAACTAACTAAAAGTGTTTTAGAGAATGTACAGACTGAAGAAGTTAAACCAACCAAACCACAAAAAATCTTTAGTAAAAACGAAGCACTAAATCGTGTTTTAAATGAAACGGTGGGTGGAATACCGGCAGAGGGTTCTAAGGTTGGAAACGGAAATACCATGACTGACTTACAAGGAAATCAAGTAGATGTAGATGAACTACCCGATCATCTATCCAACGCATTAACTAGAAATTATAGTGATGTATTAAAACTGGTTGATAAAAAACGAGGTAAAGTTTAATGAATAGTGATGTTCCATTGGGTATTAAAATTCCTTATGCAAGAGGTCAACGAGGTTTCTTTGATCAAACTTATTCTGATATAGAAAGAGCACATACTAACTTAAAAATGTTGCTAATGACTGCAAAAGGAGAAAGACCAATGATGCCAACATACGGAAGTGATTTAAGAAGTTTGTTGTTTAATCCTGCGGAAACTGAATATGATGAACTTTTAAAAGAAGCAGTATATGATGCAACTGAAAAGTGGATGCCAGAGGTAGTTATAAGAGAGGTAGAAGTAGAAAGGGACTTATCTACTGCACCAAACACCGCAATTCTTAAAATTAAATTTTCAATAAACTCAATACCAGACTCATATGAAATAATGGAACTAGAGGTAGCATAATGGCAAGTGAACTATACAAATCAGCATCTGCTGGAAAAAAAGATATTAAGTATACAGGAAAGGATTTTAATTCTTTTAGAAAAAACTTAGTTGAATACGCAAAATCATACTATTCTTCTAGTTATCGTGATTTTAGTGAAAATTCTACTGGTATGATGTTCATAGAACTTGCTAGTTACGTAGGTGATGTTTTATCTTATTATATTGATCATCAATTCAAGGAAGGTTTTTTACAATACTCGTCCGAAAGAAAAAACATCATAAGTTTGGCAAATTATTTAGGATACAAAATAAGAACATCAGTATCGGCAACAACAGAATTAGAAGTTTTTCAACTCGTTCCTTCCAAAATAGGGTTTAGTGGAAAAATGGAACCTGACTTTAGATATGCTCTAAATATTCAAGAGGGACTTGAAATTTCCTCAAGTGATGGAAATTCCCCTTCATTCAGAACACTAAGTCAAGTAAACTTTAATGAAGACAAAACAGACTCAATGCGTGAGGTAAGTGTATATGAACGTGATTCAATTGGCCAACCGACCTTTTATTTATTAAAGAAAAGATGCTTGGCAAGTGCTGGAACTCTCATGACAAAAACAATAAGTGTAGGTGAACCCACCGAGTTTTTTGAAGTATCGTTACCTGAAACAAATGTAATAGAAATTCTTTCAGTAGAAGATTCTGCCGGAAACAAATATTATGAAGTCCCATATTTAGCACAAGATACAATTCCGATAGAAGAATCAAATGATTACAAAAACAATCCTTTGTACGCAAAGTATGCTGATTCTGTTCCTTATATCCTCAAATACATAAAAACTTCAAGAAGATTTACAACAATGGTAAATGCTGACAATACAACTACTTTAGAGTTTGGTGCTGGTAGTGATAAATTTGACGATGAAATTATAATTCCAAATTTAAATAATTTAGGTAAAACAATGAATTCTGCGAAAAGTTTAGAAAGTGGAATTGATCCTAGCAATTTCCTTAAATCAAATAGTTATGGAACTGCACCTGCAAATACAAGATTGACTATTAAGTATTACATCGGTGGAGGGGTTTCCTCTAATGTAGGAGCAAATACTCTTAATACGATTCAAAGTATAAAGTTCCAAGAAACAACAGAATATCTAGATCCCTCTGAGCAAGCATCGGTTGACACAATTAAATCAAGTGTACAAGTAAACAATCCACTTCCAGCAACAGGAGGAAAGTCGTCCGAGACCGATGAAGAAATACGACAAAATGGTTTAGCATCATTTTCTTCGCAACATCGTGCGGTTACACGAGATGACTATGTAATTCGTGCGTTATCCATGCCACCAAAATTTGGTAGTATAGCAAAAGCATATGTTTCTAAAGACGGAATATTAGATACAAAAAGTCAAACAAACATATTCAAGGATGCATTTAACGACGAAGTAAAGGTATCACCAAACGGAATGAATATTGTTTATGGAGAATTGAATAACCCACTTGCAATAAATCTTTATGTTTTATCATATAATAAAAACAATCATTTAATAAGACCCAACGAACTAATTTTAAAAAATTTAAAAACTTATTTAAGTAAATATAGAATATTGACAGATGGAATTAATATAACAAATGCGTTTATAATAAATTTTGGAATAAACTTTGAAGTATCTGTTTTTGATAATTTTAATAAAAAAGAAATTTTAATAAGTTGTATTAACGAATTATCGGATATGTTTACAACTGACAAACTTTCAATAATGCAACCAATAGAAATGGGTGAAATAGAACTAAAACTATCTAAAGTTACGGGAGTTAGATCAGTACTCGATGTACAGGTAAAAAACCTTACAACAGAAGATGGAGATTACTCTGAAAATGAATATGATATAGAAGCAGCCACTGTTGGTAAAACCATATATCCATCAATGGACCCTTCTATATTTGAATTAAAATTTCCAGAAAAGGATATAGTTGGAAGGATAATGTAATGATAAAATTTATTTACCCAGTTGCAAACTGCACATTATATAGTAACTACGAAATACTAAATACGGGTGCAGATGAAATTATTGAAATTGCATCCGAATTTACCCCAAGTTCTGGACCTATGGTAGCAAGAACACTTATAAAATTTTCTGATGAAGACATTTTTACAAACTACAAAGAAACAAATTCATATATTCTTAATTTAAAGGTTGTAAAAAGCATAGAATTATCAGAAACATCAGAACTGGAAATATTTCCTGTAACACAAGAGTGGGATGCTGGAGTTGGTAGATTTGCTGACAAGGAAACAACTTATCCTGGTGCATCTTGGTCATACAGAAATGAAAAAAATCATCCGTGGGACGGTGGACAAAATCAAGTTGAGTTTGATCAGGGTGGGGGTTCTTGGTTCTATAAATACTATGACACAGAACTTGAAATAGAGTCTGAATTAAATATGACATATTCTTTCAATAAAGTATCATCTGATGTAAGAGTTGATATCACTAAACTTGTAGATTTTTGGAATGCAAATGCAATTGAAAATAATGGAATGATATTAAAATTTAAAGATGACAAAAGCAAAAGAAACGGAAATGTAAAATTCTTCTCACAAAATACAAACACAATATATCGTCCATATATAGAGGTTGGTATTGATGACTATAAATTTAGTCCTTTTGTATATAAAACAAAAAATGTGTCGGGTTCCTTGAGCACAGGATCACTGGAAACAGGATCATTAAACACAGGATCACTGGAAACAGGATCGTTAAACACGGGATCACTTGAATCAGGTTCATTGGAGTCTGGTTCTATAAAAGTAAAAGCACTACCAACTGATATAGAAGAAATAAAAACCAATGATATAAATGTATTTGTAGAAACTGTAAATGAAACTTACTCTAAATCTGATATACATAAAATAATCGTAGGTGTTCGTGAAAAGTTTCCAAAGAAAAAATTTACAAACAGAATGAGATACACAAGCAAAAATATTACTACAAAAAACATTTCATTTTCAGTAGTAGATGCCGAAACGGAAGAAGTAATTATAGATCATTCTGAATACACAAAAATTTCATGCGACAAAAACGGACATTATTTTAAATTTAATTTTGGTTGTTTGTCCAGAGGTCGTATGTATAAATTTGTTTTACAACTAAATGATGAAGGATTTAGAGTAAAATATGATGACACTAGAACATTTATGGTAATAAGTTAATATGAGTGACGCAAGAAACATTCCAGAGTATTTAAAAAACGAAGAATTTAATCAAGAGGAGTTGGTTGGGGTTTTTAAAGGTGACGTTCAAATAAACGAAAATACAGATGACACCGGAAATCAAATTATTGACATGAACACGAATGATTTGGTCAATAATGTTTCAATATTATCTCAAAGTAAAACCGAATATTCAAGTGATAAAATAGAACAATCATATGAAACAAATTTTAGTGAACTATTAAACGAAGGTGAACTAAAAGAAAATATTATGATTGAGGATGATATCAAGCAACTTAGTGAAGATCAACAAAAACGAGAATCAGTTCTTGAAAATCAATTAGATGAACTTTCTAAGGTGCTCGAAAGAGAGTCGCAGAAAAACATAAAGATACAAGAAGATGCAGAACAAAACTATAAAGCAATGAAGTCTGTAATTGTAGAACAACGAATCAAAAACGGAGAAGGAACATCTGAATCAGACTTTAAAGATGCGTTTCCGTTTCTTCCTAAAAAATCATCTGACTCAAAAGATGACACTTCATTTAATCCATCACCATATGCAATAGATCCTACATAATATAAACACAAAGGGTTATGACAAAAATTTTACAACATACATTTGCTTCATCGGCAGATAATGAAAATAATATACTAAGACATATTAGTTTAAGTTCGGATGACTTTAATAAAATTAAAGAGTCTGAATCAAGTGGTGAGTTGTTTGGAGTAAACTCAAAAGATGTTATAGAGTTTTCTGCATTTACTCAATCAAATGAACTTGTTGGTTGGAAAACCATTGAACAAGTACCTAGTTATGCAACGAAAAATGCTACTTACCTTAATACATCAGGTGAATTAGAGAATAAAACAATTTCTTACTTACAGGCTCTGTATCCAAAAACAAAAAATGGAGAAGTAATAATTTCACCTAAACATGAACTCGGTCTACTTGGAATAGAACAAGGTGAGTATAAAATACGAATTTCGTACAAAAATGATGTAGTTGGATCATTTGATAATCCATATAAATTTGAGATAAAAGAAATATCCAGTTCAAGAACTGAGATAAAAGCAGTAACACAATCTTTCAAAAATTCAGTAAATCCAAATCAAGTTTCTTTTAACTTTGAATATTCAAACTTCATTAATAGACAAATTGTAGTAGCACACATAATTGAAAAGATTAAAGATTTACTTTTAACAAAATCATTTAAAGACGAACTTGAAACAAAAGAATTTTCAGCAAAAACATCTGACTATGAGTTGTATATTGAAAAAACTAAAAAAGCATTTTCTTTAAGTGAACTTGAGGTTCTAACAGAACTTGATTCAATTTATGCAAATTTAAAAGATACATATATTAACTTTTTATACGGAAGTTATAATGAGGTATTTTCCGAGGGTAGATTTTATATCGAGTTTGTAAATTTAGTTGATTATACTCTTAGCACCTTTTCTAGATTTGTACAAGAAGACAACAAGGACATTCGTCTTTTTTACAAATTTATGTTGTTACAAATGTACGATGAAAGTGCAATAACAAATATATACAAAAAAAGATTTGATACATACCTCAATAGTGGTATGAACTTTGGAAATGGTTTGTATATTCCATTTTTAAGATATACAAGTTACAAAGATGACTCTCTTGCGGAAAATTCAAATGATGTATTACTAATAAAATTATTAACACCACTAGATGACAATATAGATGAAGGTGTAAATTTTTATATATCACAAACTCCATATTCCGATGATATAATAAAAAGTTTAGTATTAAGAACTGTAGCAGAAAAAAGTTCAAATACATTTAAACTAAGAGGACCAAATATATCCACAAAACTTACATCAAATTCGACAAAGAAATATTCACTAAGTGACGAAGAAAAAACTGAATTGGTAGGTAGAGATGAAACAAGTGCAGAAAACTTTTTTAAAACCACAAATACCGAAATAGAAAATCTTAATATTGATTATTCTGATTTTAAAAATTTTGTAAAATACTCATCTGCTCGTTCTCGGTTAGATAACTTTATATTAAAATTAACAAATATTTCTAAGTTGAAGTTTAAAATAAACGAAACGATCAGAAGTATAAATAAATTAGACAGAGATGTTGCCGAGGGGTTGGTGGGTGCAAATGAAGCAGAACGTTCCAAAGAAGTATTAAAAAATGAAGACATTAAGAAATATAATGAATCTATAATAGAAATATTTAAGTCATTTACTCCATACGATAAGTTTCTATACTTTGATGATAATGAAGCAGCTTGGCCAAGAGAAACTTCATTTCAAATAAGTGGTTTTGTTGGTAAAAATAATTACTTAATAAAAAGTGCAAACGGTTTCTATAAACTCCATGCGTCAAGAAAATATGATATAGACAAAGTATTTATAAACGAAGACAACCACTCGTGGCAAGTACAGTGGGACGCGGTTGTATCTAAATGGAGATTATTTAATGAGGAATCAGATGATTACATTTACTCAAATAACTCAAACCTAAATTCAGGATTCACCGCATCGGAAACAAATCAAAATGGATTTGATTCAGAATCTTCATTGTTTAAACTTGGGACACTTGAGGATGACTACACACAAGGAAAGGCAGTTTTTCCACCCGAATTAATACCGACTACTGTAATTAATTTTCAAAAAACAGAAGGGTACAACTGGTATCAAATAAAAGCAAAAGAAGCAGATTTATACGATAGGTATAACGATGATTCACTTAGAAATAGTATTCCTGAATTTTTGGTAAGAACAAATGAAAATGATGAATTTACTTTGTTTTTAGATATGATAGGTGAGCAATTTGATATATTATCTGTTTACGCAGAAAATATGCGAGAAGTTTCATACCCAAGAAATTCACTAAACAAAGGAATTCCAAACCAGTTAGTGTGGTTCGTCATGAATTCGTTTGGAGTTCGTTTGTCGGGAAGAACCACAGACGACTCTACAATAGGAAAACAATTTGAAGAAAACCGTGATATAGTATGGAGACGTATATTAAACAACCTTCCTTATATATTAAAAACAACAGGTACAGAAAACTCAATTCGAGCATTATTTAGATGTTATGGTATACCCGACCACCTTTTCAAAATAAGAGAATATGGAGGAATAAACTATAATACAGACACAGAAGACTCGGATGCTAATTTTAAAATAAGTACATTTGATTACTCACTTCAAATTAATGAATCAGATCAGTATTTGCAAATTCCAATTGATTTTAGTAAATCAACTACCAATTTATGTGCATTTGAAATGAAACTCACCGCACACGCAGAGTTTTTTGAACAAATCCAAGATACAGAAACATTTGATGAATTAAACTCAGGTACACTACCTGCAAATACAGGACCATCAGTAAGTATTTCTAACTTAATAAACTCGGAAGATGATTACATAATAAACTCTACTTCACCTACATTTTATAGCAAACATAAAGATGAGGTTTCGTTTGTTCCGGAGAAATGGAAACGTATTGACAAACGTCTTAGAGAGGAAGAACCAAAAACGATGGCAATTTCTTGGAAAAACTTCCGTGAGGGTGTTTCGTTTTCATATCCACGTGTAAAAGAAGGTACAGACGCATCTTTCGTAACAATTTATTCTGATAGTGCAAAGAAAATAAGAAAAAACAAAGATGGTAATGATGAATATTATTACGATCCATTATACACTCTTGCTGAAATTGGAGCACATGATACACTCAATGGAGAAATTGTACGACTTTCGTTTGGACTATCTCATCAATCGGTTATTGATGATAGTCAATCTGATAAATTTAGAAACGACATACATTCTATTGATTTTAGATACGAAGGAAGTGCCGAAGGAGAACACTATACAATTCGTGAACTAAGAGCAAGGGGATTCAGTAAAAACAATGGATACTACCCAATTGTACAATCAAATCGTTCGTGGGATTTTGGAATTTACAAAAATGAAAATTTTCGTGACAATTATGGTAAGTTTTATATAAATTTTTACAACACGGATGGTGTAATTTTATGTCCAGATAAAAACTCAAATCCTATATACTTTGACAAAGATATTGAATATGACATATTGATTAATTGTCGGACATCTAACATTGAAACAGACAGTAAAATATCAATTCATGTAAAACGAGTATATGATTCAGAAGAAATATTCGCAGCTGAAATTGATATGCTAGTATCGGAGTTTACATCTTCACGTGTTTTTAAAACCAACAGATTATATTTCGGTAATTATGATTCGGTTACTAAATTCCGTGGAACACTTGATAAACTTAGAATATATTCAGACAAAGTTTCCGAAAAACGTTTCTTAAGTCACATAAACAACAACCAAGGATACGATCTTGATGATTATTTAAAACTAGAAAATTCGTTACAAGTAAAGGTAAATTTTGATCATCCATATTCACTTGTGGAGGATACAAAGTATACTACCTTTAAATCAGCAATCATTGGTTCGGGTGTAGATGAAACCGGCAAGGGAGAATATTCAGGACAAATAAACTCAGAGGGTTTACAAAATTATGCAGAAGGTTCTCGTGTAATAATATCATTTGTAAAAGACAATAAAGAAGAAACAATAGAAACCGTAATAAATTCAAATGCAGGAGTATTACGTTTTAATTTACAAAAAGATTACAACATTGAGTTGGTAAATAAACCGAGCATAAGGTTATCCTCTGCCACTAATTCAATAAAGAATTATGCACTTGCCGATGGTACTGAGGATATAACTGCATATAACTTCAACAAAACAGAATATCCATATAACTTTGTTGGAAAAAATAGAACAGAAATAAGCAACCTACCTTCAATGGGGGCAAAGTCTTTTAATAATAATAAAATAAGAATTGAAACCCAAACAAAGGTATCTCAACTAAGTCCTATTGCAAGAGCAACTAAAAAGTCTAAAGATAGGCATCCCGTTGATTCAAATACTTTAGGTGTCTACTTCAGTCCAACTGATATCGTAAATCAAGAAATAATAAGATTTTTTGGACAAATAAATATGGGTGATTTTATCGGAGACCCACAAGAAACATACTCACAATATTACAAAAAGTTTGAAGGTTTGCGACGTGTATTTTTTAAACATGGATTTGGAAAACTTGATATACAAAAATATTTTAATCTAATTAAATCTTACATAGACCCATCTCTGTTTGAAAACTTAGAAAAAATAGTCCCCGCAAGAGCAAATTTAATTTCTGGATTATTAGTAGAACCATCTTTACTTGAAAGAAACAAAATAATTCCACCACGAATACACTCGGGAACATGGATTGATTTGGAAAAAGATGATGTTTCCGATAAAAACAAAATACAAGAAATATTAAATATAGATTTTAAGATTGGTAACGGCCGAAGCAACATATCTACATTCGGAAATGAACGTTCGTATATCAAAAACAAAAATACAGATTACAAACTTACACACGAATCTGCAATTAAAGTATTTGATAATCAATCAGAGTCAACCTACAACTATAACTACAGTGGAAGTTTAATAGGAGAGGACATTAAAGATTCAACTCGTGATTTATTTACGATAAATGGACTAACTGAGCATAAAGGAAATTTGTGTCGTGTTGAAGAATTAAACGAAGAAAAAGAAATCGGAATTCAATACAATGGTAAGTTAGTGAATTATGATATTTTCTTGAATGACGGAATTCAAATAATGGGACTCAAGTTCGGACTTGAATCCGCAAATGGAGTATATGAATTTATATTTAAAGGAAATTCGGGTTTACCTGTATTTGCAAATCAAAATAGAAAGTGGTGGGTATTTTATTCATCACATAAAAATAGATGGATACTTGCATCAGACAATACGGTGGATGGAGGAAAATACTTAGCACTAAACCGTAATAAAAAATTTGAAAACTATACTTGGTTGGGTGGAAATAGAATAATAGATAGTAATACAAACTCACCCGAGTGGTTTAGCACCGGGTTTAATAATTCAATAGAGTCGGATAATTTACCAAATGAAAAAGCAGATTATTTTGGAAGAGTAAACTTTGTATCAAACTATAATAGATTTATAGATTGCGATGCTTATTTACAAGGTTGGGTAAATGCGGAATTGTATGGAATATACGAAGGAGAGTTAATAGAAAGAGTTTTTATTGACTCTACTACATTTGAAAATGTTAAGAAACCAAAACAAGAATACACATTCTCGGGTGAAAAGAAGTATGTTTACTTTAATGGAAATTTTAGAGGAAAACTTCAAAACGGATGGGTAGGAAGCAAACAAATACAACAAGAAAATTCAAATAAAATAATAAGAATAATAGGATTTTTTGATGGAAAAAATCACGACTCGTGTGAAAAACCATATTATACGTCAGGTGAAATCAACTCACTTGTGAGTTTTGATAATCGTGACAAGTTAGTATTTGATTATAGAAATTTTGATAGCAATAATGTTATGTATACTAAAAAGAATTTCAAGAACTTTAACTTAGTAAAAGTTCCCAATAAAATAAACTTTGATAACAAAGTTGACTTCAAATTCATATCTGATTTTAATATTAAGAACCAAGGAATTTCAGATTTAGTTGATCTAGCAAGTGGTGAGTTAAATAAAGATTACACAATAGAAACAACTGATATTTTTTATTCACCTTCATTGTACAAAATTTCCACAAAATATAATTTAAATCTGAGAACAAATTCTATATTAGATGTAAAATTTATAGCAAAGAAAATAAGTTATAGAATCAAAAACTCTGATGTTATTTTAAAGTTAAAAAAATCTACTTTAAAATTTAACTTTACAAATAATGAATTTAACGAAAATGAAATAATAAGTCGTGGAGAAGACTTTCAAGTAGGTTCAATCTACAACCAAGTAGGAGAAAAACTTAGAGGAAACGCAAAAGAACTTATTGCAGATGTAAAGAAAAGCATCAATTATAAAGTGTACACAGAAACATCAGCTCATGCAGATAAAGTAATTGAAAATGAAAACGATTTTTGCTTGGTAGTTGCGGGTGATTCTCTTGACGATTTTAATTTTATATTCATGGTTGTACTCGGAAAGAAAGTAGAATTCCAAACAAACATGGATAATCAAAACTTTTTTAATAACACTTATATCAAAAAAGTTGAAAAGCAAACATCACACGAACCAACTCCAATGCACATACATAAAATACCACAGTTCGTTAGAAAAATAGAATTCATAGAAAGTGGGTTGGGTTATATAGGTGATGAGATTGTAGAAGTATATGGTAAACGACCATTAAATTGGAAATCTTCATGGCCACAAAAGTTAAAAGCAGATAGTTTATTTAATATAGACCGAGATACAGGAGAAATCAAAGGAGTTAAATTTGATAACTTCTTAATATCTGGACTTAACTGGATTACAGATGAAACTATATCATATACTGATACACCTATAATTAAAATAGAAAAACCAATTAAATCAGATCGTTTTACGAAAAGAGAACCTGCTGAACTTAGAATTGTAACGGGTGAACCAACGCCACAAGTTTCTGCAAATGTAACATTACAAAATTTTGTTAATTTAGAACTTGGTGATACAATAGGTAAGTCATTAAGATCAGCAAATATGTTCTTTGAGGGAAGTGAACTGATAAGATACGATACAGGACTAATTCACACCAAGAAAACAAACATTCAAACATCAGAGAAACATTCAAGTAGAAGATTAAATCCCACAGAAGTCATCGTATTTTCAAACGAATCAATTTTGAATTTTGAAATGTATTTAGATAGCAAGATACGAGATATTATGAGAACGGATGTATGTGGGAATGAAACACCAATTACATCTGATACATATGATATTCAAATTAATAACTATATAAATGAGGATGGTGGTGAAGTAGATTATGATATTTCATATGTAAAAAATCGTGAGGTAGTAAATAATTTCTTTGTTATATTAAATGAACTGGAAGCAAAAGACCACGAAGAACAAATTGATGATGAACAATATATCAATAAAATATCTAAAATAAACGAAACTAGATTTTCAAGTGGATACATACGAATAAATGGTTTTAATACAAACCAATCAACTGCAAATGGAATTTATAGATTTAGAAATGATATATCGTATTGCGATAAGTTTGGTAGTAATAATGTACCAATTCCAACTTACACAAACGAAAATAAAGAATGGATTATTACCTATGATGAGGATATTAAAAAGTGGAAATTAAGAAACATAAAAACATTTGACTTTATTGTATCTAAAACAAAATTTATTGAAGACGGGTTTCTTGCGAGTCAGAGTAACAACCAAGGATTTTATACAGGTCGTGAAGTTATATTAAAACCAGAATTTAAAGTTGATCGTAATGGAATGGTTTTTGATGAAGATGAAAATATCATTGGAAATACATTTCAAGAAGCAAATGTAAATGTAAGCAATAGGTTCAAGATAGTTCCAAATAAATTATTATTTAGACTTAATAAAGAAAACTTTAATAACTTTTTAATGTGGAAAGTTCAAATAACATCCAAGACAAATAAAAAATTTGTGTTTGAGATGCCAATTGTATACATAAACTCAGATTCAAAAGATGAGTTATTTTTAACAAAGTATAATAATTTAGAAGATAAATTAAAACAACTTAGCGTTACACAGTTTCAAGAAACAAGTGAGTGTAGTTTAAATTTCCAAAATGCTATATCATGGAAAATAAAGTTATATAATGAAAATAAAGGTGAGTTCTCTGCTACAAAGAAAATAAAAACTCAAGGTGTAACTTACTTAAATTCGACTTGCTTTTCAAAGATTATAGATAAAGATATTGAAGGAAGGTATTCGTATGTTGCTGATCAAATTATTAATGACAAAAGTACATTGCTAGAATATTCAGAGTATTACAGACACTGGAAACTGAAAACCATAGACAGAAGTGTTACATTGTCTATGAATAAAAAATATCCAACGTGTGGTGTTTACAAAACAACTACTAAAAACATATACGGAATATGTGAATACGAAAAAGCAGATGAGTCAGGAAACCTTGCAATAAGATTTAGAAACTTTGACGAGGAATATGAAAATGCAAATGGTTTATATTTTTCATATGGTTATCTTGAGACCGGTGAACATTTATTTAGAAACGAAAATTCAAATTGGTTATTTTATACATCAGATGGTGGAAATACATGGGATGTACGAGATGATAGAAACTATCCATCATTTAAGATTGAAATGTATAGTGAAATTGAACAAGTGGGTGTATACACAGATAGTACAGAAAATATAAAAGCATTTCTTAACTTTGAAGTTGATTTTGAATTTGAAAATAAAAGAGATTTCCTAGATGTAGACAAAGATACACTTGCACTAAAAAGTAATTTAAATAAAATATTAGTGTATAATAAAACAGGATATGAAAAAGATATTTCCGATGACATGAACCTTGATGTAAGAATTGATATAGTTAATGCAAAAAAGAAATCAGAATATTGGTCATCAATTCCGTGTAAAACTCAAAAAAACATAAATGATCTTTATATTCACAATAATCTATTTCTAAAAACCACAAACGAGATTTTTGTTAATGAAGATGGAAATGACAACTTTCAAATAGAATTAAATGTAAATAAAACCAAGAATATATTAAGTGAATATAAACATTTTAGAACTAATTTATCAAACATAGAAGAAACAAAAACAATAAATGTAGGTGAACTTTACTCAAATAAGTTCAATACATCTATAAAATACAAAGTTGGTGATATAGTATTTTTAAATGAAATGATGTGGGAATGTAAAAAAGATATTCCTGAAAACAGAAGTGTAATTCCAGGAATAGATTTTGATACGGGTAATCATTGGAAAATTATTAGCAAAAATTTCACAGAATTACAAGTCACAGCTGAAATTGAAATAGAAAAGAAAAAGTATCGTGATATAACTAAAATTAATAACCACGATTTTCATTTTACAAAAGAGTTTGTTAAATTGTTTAAATCAAAAAATCAGTTGGAAAATGGTATAGATGAAGATTTTGAATCAAGTATATTTAAAAGATACAAAACTGATAAAAAGTATATGCCTTTTGATTTGGGTAATATAGGAAAGCACAAAAATATAATACCACATGGTAGAGTAAAAACACATACATATAATACCTATACACGAAATATGGGTGTGTCTGATAATACTACCGATACAACAATTGATAAAAGTGGATATTTGTGTGGGAAACCAACTATTGTAAGAACATACAAAAAGAACGAAGATAGAAAAGAAGAATATAGAAAAGATTCTTTTTGGTTCAACCAAGATAAAAAACACACACGAACAAGTGAACCGCAAAACTTGTATGAAAAACCAGAACAAGAACCAATTATTTCTTTTAGATTTGAGAAGTTTGATGTATTGAAAAATATATCACTTATGGTAAGTGGATTTACTACCGACCAAACTAAAGATTCAAATGGAAAATACGAGCAAATAAATAGTTCGTACAATGATACCAATGTATATAAAAACGATAAAGGATACATCATATACAAAACAAATCAATGTTGGATTTTGATAAAATCAAATAAACCAATGGAACTATCTGAACTTATAGATTCAAACTTAGATTATACTACAAGTGAATCAAAGAAAATAGATGGTGAGTTGAACGGAAATTTTGGAAGTAGTGCAAATTTCACAAATCAAGTTGGAAATATAAAAATATTAACAGATGAAATAATAGAAAAAACACCAACTCCAACACCAGAAGTAACACCAACCCCGACACAAACTCCGACTCCAAGTTTATTGGATGATGAATCACCAGATAATCCAATTGCCAAAGCAACACCCACACCTACACAAACATCTACACCTACACAAACTCCAAAAGAAAAAACACCGACACCTGTAAGTAAAGAAGAAGAAAAATTATTTTTATATGAATTTAATGACCTTGCAATAACTTCAAAAAAATATGATTTATCCAAAACTCCAGAGGAAGTAGAAAAGGAAATAAAAGAAGATTTAGATAATAACAAAATAATTGTATCTGGATTAATGTCGGTTGAAGAACTTTCAGAACGAGAAAGTGTTCTTACAAAAATACCAAACTCAATAGAAAATTTTGGGGTAAAGGTTGCGGGTTATTCAAAGATGATAGATGATGACTTAATAACAAAAGATAATGTTACAAAGTATGGTTGGACATCAACCGGTGCAGTTTTAAAAGGAAAATTTAGATCATTTTATGTTTCAAGGAATAAAGCAGGAAGAACCCACAAATACGATAATCAAAATATATTTGCAGAATATGGTTATTATATAAAAAGTTGGTTTGGTCCTCGTCCCGTTGCAGTAAAGTTACTAAACCAAACGGCGGCAGTAACTGACTTAGAAGCAACAAGTGGATTACCCGAGGGTGTTAAATTGACATGGAAACCATCATTTAATGCCACATATATTAGAATAGAATATAAAAATAAAAGTTCTAGTGAGTGGAAGGTGTTGGAGGATAAAATTTCACAAATTAGAGCAACCGGTGGATACCTAGACTCTGATATAAACTTAGATGAGGAACGAACATATCGTGTAATTTCCGTGGGGTTATCTGGTAAAGAGACTATATCAGAGGAAGTTACGGGTTGGAAATTAGGAATACCAAGTGCTCCTGAATATGTAAATGCTTCTTATGATAAATTTGCGGATAAAATAGAATTGTCATGGGATGACTCGGGATTAAACTCTCAATTTAACAAAACGGATGGTTATACAATTTTAAGATCAGAAACAAATGAGTTTGAAGACTTTTCTACATATCAAGTTATAGCAACAGATATTAAAGATTCAAATTATGTAGATGTTTTTAGTTTTACACCAAATAAAATCTTTTGGTATATAGTTGTAGCAAACAATGAAAAAACAAAAATAATGACATCAGAAGAATACAATAAAAAGAAAAACTGGTCAAAGTCAGTTGCTGGGAAAACAAAATAAATGAATTCACTACATAAATTATATTCAGAAGATACTACCAAAGTAAATGCAGTTTTGTATAATGGTAAACTGATAAGTGCAGGTCCTGGTCGTGGATTCAAAACCGCAATTGAATTTAGTAACGATTCTTATTCATCTGATAGTTCAAAATCATTTGCTGATATTAATTGTGACGCATTCACAACAAATGAATTATCGATTGCATTTTGGATACACCCTAAAAATGAAAGTTATCGTGATGCACCCATTTTTATGAATGAGCACAATGATAAAACAACTGGAATATTTTATAATTGCGGATCAACCTCAGAGGGTCATCTCGGAATATGTTGGGATGATGATAAAAATACCATACCACATAAATTAGAAATAAATATAACCAATGCAGGGTGGGTTCATTTTGCTTTTATATTTGAAAAAACTGGTATGGTAAAAGTATTTGGAAATGGTAAATATCTACAAAAAGTTGATATGGGTCGTGGTTTTGAAAAAGTAAATTTTTCTAATATGAGAATTGGTGGATTTACTGGATGGTTAGATGACTTTAAGGTGTATCACTATCCACTAAAATATGGAAATGTTAATTTGAATGAAAATGCAACTCAAAATATTGCTTATATTTTTAATACAAGCAGAAAAACTGGTGAGTTTTCTATTCCAGTTGATATTGACGCAAAAGAAAAAAATGAACCTTTCTATTATTTACAAGACGAAGAGTATGTAAAAGCACATCAAAGTTACAATCTAGAAACTCAAAATAATCAAGATTACTACAACGATGAATCAAAGCATCCAATCACAGGTGGGGTAAGTGATGGTAAGTTAGCACTAGCTGATGGTGATTTTAGAACTTTTTTGGGAAAGATTTATGCCGAACCACTCGAAGAAGATAAATAAAAAATCTTATATATAAATATTTATATGAAATAATTTTAAATTAAATATATATTAGTATGGGCTATCTAAATAATGAGACTATTACCGTTCATGCGGTACTTACTCGCAAGGGGAGAGAACTTCTCGCGTCGGAGAATGGATTGAATATAACAAGTTTTGCGTTAGCAGATGATGAAATTGATTATACACTGTATGATCCAAACCATCCAGAGGGATCGCAATACTACGATTCCGCATTAAGAAATATACCAGTATTTGAACCATTAACAGACGAAACCCAATGTTTGAAATATAAATTAGTAACACTTCCACCCGGAACTGAGTATATCCCAACTATAAAACTTGGTCAGCAAAATATAATTGTTGATAAAACATACAACGGAGTTATTAACATAACCCCAACCACAGAACCTGTATATAATACAACACTTGGTTATACCGCAGTATTATCAAACAGAAATGTTGGAACATTAACAGGAACTGGATTAGATGTAGATTCATCACAAACTGCTTCTATATTTTTAGGTGATACTTCAAGTGAAATGGCAACAACAGAGGTTGGATTTTCGTTTACATTTAAACCTAATAAAAGCATAACAACAGATCAAAGAGCAACACTTACAATAATTGGAAACGAAAGTGGTGGTTCTACATCAATACCCGTGGTAGTCACTGTAGTTTCGTCAACTGAAACTTCGGAACAAGGAACTATTAATACTTTCTTATGAGCATATACAGAGAAATAGAACAAACTGATAAAGTATTTGGTCGTGTAAGAAAAGTATCATCTGGATTGTTTTCGTCTGGATTTGAATGTACCGAGTTTTTTATAGATCACACCGAGTTAAAAAGTAATATAAGTGGGTGGAAGCAACTAAATGCAGAAACCAAAAATTACGATTTAACAGAAACAAGTTTTGACGATTTTGGTAATTTAACAAATAAACCAACTGAAGAAGAAGCAGGAGATGAGTTTACTACAAACACTTTGAGTGAAAATAAAAAAAAATGGAATGAAGTTGCTTTTGGTGACTATTATGTAAATGTATACAATGAACCAACTTACATTGACGGAATTCCAAACGATAACTCAATTGCACAATTCTCAATTTCATACGGAAATAAACACGGATACGGATCATTAAATTCTGATTTGTCAACTTCTGTAACAAAAGCAGTATATAATCAATACAAAAATATTTTATTAGGACCCGGAGATTCTAGTTGGACATTTTCATTAGATTCAAATACGACTGCATTTAAAGATAGAGATTCCATTTATGTAATAAACTTTTCTTCCTCTCAATTAAAAGAAAAATTCGATCCAGGTAACTTAGAATTTAGACTGACCGTCCAACACGAAGATATAACCGTAACCGAAACATTTCGTGATGATAGTCGTTTTGTTTCAAGTGCAAATAAAAACTCATCTACTGGTAAAGTATATCAAATTGTTACTGGTGCTATTGTTGATGAAATGACTGACGAAAAACGATACGCAAGTGGTTCGGGTGAAGGGTCTGGTGAAAGTTTTGGATTTGCTTATCCTGACTTGGGAATTCTTGTATTGAATCCGTATGCTTTATCTTGTCATTTTGGAAGCAAAATAGAAGAAGAACTGGTAAGTCGTGGAGATTCCGAGCAAGCATCAAGAAAAAACAATAAGGGAAGACAATTAAGTTGGTATGGGTATAGTGACCCAAGTGAACTTAATGAATCAAATGATCAGTTATTTGGTACAGAAAGAAACCATCAAAACTTTATAAAAATATTCAACGCACTAAAGTTGGGTGGGTCTTTTAAGGCAAGAAGTACAGAATTTGTACCATCTAAACACTATTTTATACGAGTAAAAAATACCGACTTTAACTATAGCAATAATCCATCGTTTGTTTATTCCGGGAAAGAAGCAACCCAAATACACGAAGAGGGTGCAGGACCAAACAGAGATTATTGGGTGGGTAGATTACGACATGAAGATTTCATAGATGACCCAAAGGCATATATAACAACTGTGGGTTTATACAATGAAAATAATGAACTTGTTGCGGTGGCAAAGTCCAGTGTTCCTATTTTAAAAAGTTTTGATACTGAAACATTGATAAAAGTAAAATTAGACTTCTAAAGAATCTGTATAAATATTTTAAAATAAATATATTTATATATTGTGATAAAAGTATTGAAATTGTCAAATAAGTCGGTCACACGATTTAGCACAAATAAAAAATGGAATTATAGCACACTTGACTCGGGAAGTAATATAATACTAGAACAAGGTGACGGTGTTCCTTTATTCTCTTCATCTGTAAATAAATTATCAACCGAACAAAATTCTTCTGAATTTCAACTAAACATGAGATTTGGAAAAAAGATTTCTGGTACATTTTTTAGCAAAGATAGTAAACACTTTGATGAAACCAAAGAACTATTAAATTATGACGGGTCTTATCAAAGAGTTGTGTATAATAGTATAAAGCATTTATTCTACAACGACTATGGTACTGTGGGTGGAAATGATGAATTAAATAATTTTTACAAAAACCCATTAAATTTATTTGGAAGTGAAACTGGAATTTACTCATCATCAAGTTTTAACTCCAAAACACTCGAAGAAGACCCAAGAAGTGAAAGAAGAGTTTTGAAAGACGAAGTCACGGTTCTTGAAGTACCATCCAATGTATTTGGTGAAAAAATAAAACCAGGTACATTAAAAATAACAGATCATAGTTCAGACTACGATTCTATTGAAATTGTTGATGATGGAAACACTAACTTAATAGTAGGTAGTGGCAACTTTAATAATGTTAATGAAATGAACTTGAATAGTAATATATTTGGTTCAATTTCTGAAACTACATCATCGGACAACAAGATAAATATAGATTATACAGATTTAAGTTATGGATATACACTAGATACACACGGAGATTTTTTATTGTCAGGTGCACCTATATTATCAGACTCTGCTTCTGAAAATCAATCCGGCCGTGCGTCTTTACACAAATATAACCCAAAAACTCAAAAGCACGAAATAATCAAAAACTTTTATTGTCCATTTACACAAAATGGAATTGCACACGAAAACAGAAATGACAATTGTGAATTCATTTTAACTGAACTTGATGATATCATATCAAGTGAGGATTTTTTGGTAAATGATGACTTTGGTAAATCAGTTTCGATCAACGACACTATATGTGCAATTGGTTCTCCTGGTTCTCATATAAATGGAAGACACACCGAACAAGCAACTGGTCATGTTTTTGTTTATCATAAAGACAAGGGTGGTAAAGAAAACTGGGGAATTGTAAATGTGTTTGAGGGTACACCTAATTCTGAATTTGGTCACTCGGTCTCAATAAATGAAGACTTTATAGCAGTTGGTTCTCCAAACTTTGAAGATGGAATTGGGTGTGTTTACTTATTCAAGAAAACAAAACGAACAAAGGAACATCCTTGGATAAAAACATCTTCTGTATATGATTCATATAAATGGAATGACCTGTTAGAAAAGTATGAGGGAATTCCAAAACAAGATGATACAAAATATAAAGACTATGTCAAAACACGAGATAGTATTGTATCTCGTAGAATTGAAAAGATAAAAGCAGAACTTAAAAGGATAAAGGAAACTGGTGTAATTTCTGAACTTGAATATTTAGACAGATTACCAACAAAAGACGATTTCAGTGAGATTTTTCCATTTGAGTATTTGTATACCGCATCAAATGAATGTGGTGAAACAGACACACCTTGGTTTAAAGAAAAGATTTGGAGCAAGAATACTCATCCTGCAACAAGATGTAATTCTAAAAATTCTGATAAACACTACAACAAATCAATGTGGCCTGGATACATGACTGATGAAAAAACAGATTTGTACATTCCAAATCCAGATCACGAACAAAACAAAGACAACAAGTGGGCATACAGATGGAAGTTGCAAAATGTAGAGGGTGGTCCTGAGTCTATATATTTGTTTGGAGATGATTCCGATTGTGAATTGGATATGTTTACTACTTTTGAAGACGCAACACTTGGGTCATTTGGGGATTCAAAACTACCACTTGTAGAATACTCAGAAACCCCAAAATATGCCGTGGGGGATGTAACATTCGATTTGGTTGGGGTAATAAAATCTCCAGATAAAGACATTAAGAGATTTGGTGAGAAAGTAGTTTTAAATAAAAATAAATTATATATTTCATCGTATTCTACTGATAATCCAAAGTGCTTTATGTTTCAAAAAACAACAAATGAGTTTGGTTGTGAGGTGTGGGACTTAAAAAATACAATTTCAGAAACTCAGTTACTAGGTCATGCTTCAAACTATAAAATTGACGATACACTAAACTATGCTCAAATAAATCATTATGATTCTTATTTTGAAATTGAGATATGCCCAAAACAAGACAATTACGATAAGTGGATATATAGTTTTGACAAACCAATATTAAATTCAGAGAAAGCAGTAGTTGGTGGAAAAAGAGTTGATAAGTGTGACTCAAAGTGTAGAGGTACAGAAGCATATAATTACTATTCAAGGTTTCGGCATATTGGATTAAAAGAGGCCGGACATTTAAAACACAATTATGGAGAACCAACTGAGGTGGTTTCGGGTGAAACTGGAAAGTTTTATAAACGTCCAACTAACTACGACCCATATACACAACCTTTATTGTTATCTCAAAACGAAACAATAGAGTTATCATGGAAACGTTTCCGTGAAAATGTTTCATTTGCTTATACTAATGTTCCACCTGGAAAACATAAGTCAAAAATGACAATATACTCAAATAAAGCAAAATTAAAAGACGGAACTTATGATGAAAAAGAAACACTTGCTGAAATTGAAGCAAACGAAACATTAGATAATAAAAAAGTTAGATTGATTCTGAATAGTGGATTGGGTGAGTCTGAATACTTTTACGAGTTTTTATTTCGGGGTTCACCAACAGGTACACATTATACACTAAATGAACTTGTAGACAAAATTGATTATGCGTGTACACTACCACCGAATAGTGGTTCGTTTGTGGATATAAGTGATAAACTAAATGATACATTGGATAATCACGGAAATTGTAAATTTTTCTCAAAAGAAGAATCTGCAAATTCATATAGTGAACCCTGGAGTGCTGATGATGAAATGGCAATTTCGTGGAAGAATTTTCGTGAGAATGTATCTTTCTCGTATCCGTCAGTGAAAAGTGGAAACCACCCTTCATTTATGACAATTTATGCAAATGAAGCAAAACTAAAAGATGGAACTTATGATCCAATTCACACACTTGCTGAAATCGGAGCAAGTGAAACATTAAACGGAAAAAAAGTACGATTGACATTTAATAGTGGATTTGTAAACGGTGATGAATACTATTATGACTTTATATATCGTGGATCAATAGAGGGAACGCATTATACACTAAATGAACTAAAACAATCATTAGATTACGATTGCACTTTACCACCAAATCTAGGTGAGTCTATATCAATAGCAGATGAAGATTTTGATGACCCGTTAGACAATAAACAATATGCAAGATTCTTTTCTAAAGGATTAGATTCATTGTCATATGTTGAACCTTGGAGTGATGACGATACAATTGCATTGTCATGGAAAACTGTTCGTGAGAATGTATCCTTTTCATATCCAGCAGTTAAAAGTGGAAAACAACCATCATTTATGACGATTTATTCCAACGAAGCAAAACAAGATGATGGAACATATAACCCACTTTATACACTTGCTGAAATCGGAGCACAGGAAACATTAAATGGTGAAAAAGTAAGACTTATATTTAACACAGGATTTGCCGGTGGAGATGAATACTATTATGATTTCATATATCGTGGGTCAATAGAGGGAACACACTATACACTAAATGAACTAAGAACTGAGTTAGATGAAGGTTATGCGGAAACACAATTAAACTCGGGTGACATTCGTTATATTAAAAATTATGATAAGTTGAATATCCACAAACGTTGTAGGTTACCAAAGTTTTATACTAAATCTGAGAGTCAATTGTCATATGTTGAACCTTATTCAAGTGATGATCACATAGCAATCTCTTGGAAAAACTTCCGTGAAAATATTTCATTTTCATATCCAAATATAAAGGCCGGTTCTGAACCAAGTTTTATGACGATTTATTCTAATGAAGCAAAAGAAGTTGACGGAACATACGATCCAATTTATACACTTGCTGAGATTGGTGCGAATAACGCATTAAATGGTCAAAAAGTAAAATTATATATAAATGCTGATAATTGCGAATACGACAACACATATTATTATGAATTTATTTACGATGGTTCGGTAAATGGAACACACTATACACTAAACGAATTAAAATCAAATTTTGATTACGAGTGCACTCTTCCACCAAATTTAGGAAAGTCGGTTGAATTAAAATCCTTGGATGATAGATTTAAAGAAAATAACGGTTCTAGATTTTTTAGTAAACCAGATGATGCGTTGTCATTCCTAGACACAAATTCCACAGAAAATACAATGGGGTTATCTTGGAAAAACTTTCGTGAGAATGTATCTTTTTCATATCCAAGAGTAAAACAAGGAACTAAACCTTCGTTTATGGCAATATATTCCAATGATGCAAAGAGACCAGATGGAACATACGATCCAATGTATATGTTAGCTGAAATTGGTGCACACGAAACTCTAAACAATAAAATGGTAAGATTGACAATAAATAGTGGGTTTGTAAACGGTGATGAACACTACTACGAATTTCTATATCGTGGGTCAATACAAGGAACTCACTTTACTTTAAATGAACTAAAAACTTCATACGAATATGAATGTACACTTCCACCAAATCACGGTGGATATGTGTCAATTTCAGATAAAAACTTTAAAGACGCACTTAACAATAAGTCTAATGCAAAATTTTACTCAAAGGACGAAGATGGATTATCATATGTAGAACCTTGGGGTGATGAGAAAACAATTGCATTATCTTGGAAAAATGTTCGTGAGAATGTATCTTTTTCATATCCAGCAGTCAAAAGTGGAAGTCAACCATCATTTATGACAATTTATTCAAACGAAGCAAAACAAGATGATGGAACATACGATCCAATTCATACACTTGCGGAGATTGGAGCACAAGATACTTTAAATGGCAAGAAAGTAAGACTAACATTTAACACAGGATTTGTTGGTGGGGTTGAGTATTATTATGAATTTATATATACGGGTAGTGCACAAGGAACTCACTATACACTAAATGAACTAAAACAATCTTTTGATTACGAGTGTACATTACCACCCAATATGGGAAAATATGTATCTTTGTCAAAAATAGAATTTGATGATTATCTAGATAATAACGAAAACGCAAAGTTTTTTACAAAAAGTACCGAACAATCTGCATATATACAGAACCACACATCTAAAGATGAAATTGCTATTAGTTGGAAAAATTTTAGAGAAAATGTTTCATTTTCATATCCTAAAGTAAAATCCGGAAACGAACCAAGTTTTATGTCAATTTATTCAAATGACGCAAAGGATAAAAATGGAAGATACGATCCTATTAAAACACTTGCAGAACTTGGTGCAGATACAGGTTTAAATGGAAAGATAGTTAGATTAACATTTAATACAGGTTCAACTAATGATGATGAGTTTTATTATGAATTTAAATATGATGGATCATTGACTGGTAAAAACTATACACTAAATGAATTAGCAGAAAATGATTTACTACAAAAAGTAGAGTCTGGACGACACATACAAAGAAAAACTAATTCAGTAATTGAATTCAAGGTGTCCGAAAAAGTACGTAGAATAAAAGTTGAGAAGATACAAAAAGAAAAATCAAATAAAATAACTACAACAAAAAATAAAAAATTAAATACAATTAAGTCGTTTGGTTTGTTAGAAAAAAACAAGGGAAGTGTAGAAGTAGTTGATATTAAATTACGAGATGATATATTACAATCATCCGACTCATTAAAATTTTATAGTCGTGGTGATAATGAATTGTATAAAGAGAACACCAAATTAAAAAACGAAGTTGAAATTGACTGGAACAATTTCAGAGAAGGTGTTAGTTTTTATTATCCTATTGTTTCAAGCGAAGATAACAATACACCTGTAAAAATGACAATTTATAGTGACCATGATATTTTAGATGGTTATGATAAAAATAGAAAACTCGCAGAGATTACTACAAATTCTGGTTTAAATGGCGAAGTGGTTAGACTGAAGTTAGAACCCAAAGAGTCAGATTCAATATTCTACGAGTTTATGTTCGATGGACAACCCGGTGAAGGTTCTCATTATACATTAGAAGAACTGAGTGAAACAATACCGAATGATCGTTTATTTAAAAGTAATGATACAACACCAACTACAAATTCAGGAACAATAAAAAACCAAGTAAGAGCAAGTTCCATTCCACTGATTATATACTCAAACGATGCAGAAAGTTGTAAGGTAAAAATTGATAAAAATAAAATTACAAGTGGACGACATAATTTATATATTTTATTGGTTGATTCTAAATTAAAACCAATTGGAAAAGAAACTAAAATAGAAATGTACAACAATCCAAGTTTTTACAACTTAGAAGATAGAAGAAACTTGGTAAAAAAATCATATGGTTATTCTAATAATATAAAATCTGAGTTTGGAAGAGGTATTGATGCTTCTGATAAATATTTAGTGATCGGCAACCCATCCGATAGAGTGTATTACTTAAATTCAGAAAAGTCGTGTGTTGGTGGAAGTGCTTTTGTATATAGAGTAAATGATGATGATTTGAATTTTATTGAAAAGATATATGGTGAAGACGAATATGAAAATAATTTTAGTTCTGGTTTTGGGAATGATGTTTCTATTTTAGGAAGTAACTTTTTAGTGGGAAGTTATTCACACGAAATGTCGGATATGACTCTCACAGAAACAAATTCATCAAAACGACTGGATATTGAAGACTTGGAGTTCGGTGTTTCAAAATTCACAGACGAGATATATACAACAACAGATGCACTAATTACTGATTATGAAGTGGATTTAAGTAGTGAGTTTGGTGATGCTTTAATAAAAGTAAAACTAGATGGTTTAAACATCGACAAATCGTTGATTTCAGAATCTACATTAAGAGCAAATTTTATAGATACAGGAAACGAGACTATTCGTATTACACAGGTAGAAGGAGAAAACACAGAGTCAGTAAACGGAACATATCGTTTAGTTAAATCTCCAATACAAATAAAGTCGGGATGTGAAATTGATTTTAGTGAAAATTATCGTGTCTACATTAATAAAAACAATTGGTCAATATTTTTTGATAAACTAAGAGGTGCGTGGATTCTTACCGATACCCCAAATGTCTCGGTTGAGTATGAAATTCCAAGTAACTGGATGGATGTATTAAAATATTTTGAAAGAATAAACTTACTAGATAAGTTTAATATATTGACAGAAGAAATGATAAATACGGCATTAAGTCTGTATAACATAATAGATGAAGATATTACAACAACTTGGAGAGCACGAAAGCAAAAAGAAATTCCAAAAAATAACATAAGATACGCAGACTTGTTTAGAGAGTTAGAATCTGTAACTAAACTAAAATTAAATCCTACTATAATTGAAAGATTATTTTATTTGTATAGTTCTAATTCACGAAAAAAAATTGATATATCTATTTTAAATAGATGGAAAACATCAAATCAAAATATAGGAGTTCTTCCTTTTATATACGAACTGGATTCGGTTAATCCAATATCTCTTAATTTTGATTTATTGATAAAGACTCTTGAAGTTTACAATTTAAAAGATTATGAAATTGCAAAAACATGGTCAGTTAAATTGGGATATGAATATTTGCTCGGTGACTTGATAGATGATATTCGTCCTAAATACCATGATAATTTATCGTTATACAACCTAAGACTTATTAGCAAAATTGCATTTGATTTTATTAATGACCGAAACTATTCTGATTCTGATATTAGTAAGGGGTATTTTAAGAATTTAGTAAAAGAAGACATTGCAATATATCTTGATAAATGGAAACCTCACGTAGAGAGTGGGTTTTTACTAAGTGATATTTTCAAAGATATGAATGAAAATATAAATATTAACTTTTCACTATCAGACGAAGCATCAGAAGACGACTTGCCTACAAAATTTAGTTATGGGGTTGGTACATTAAGTAATATGGAAATAAAAGTATTTTCAAATAATGATACAGCCGGTGACAATCTATCACTTACATGGGGAGTTTATCGCGATGCAACCAAGATAGTGGGAAATCAAATATATTTTTATGTAAATTTACTACCAGGTGCAAAGTTAGACGAAACGGTCGTATTTGTTTACAACTCTATAAAATCATCAATAAATGGATATGCTTATTATTACTCAATAGAAAATGAGACTGGAAAATGTAAGCAAATGAAGAGAATGAAAACAAACAAAAAGAAATACTCTTGCAAAAAGCAATATGGATTTGCAGTAAGTTTGAGTAACAATTTTATATGTGTTGGTTCTCCGGTTCTTGGTAATTTTAATATAGATGAACTAATTACATTCGGAGGCAGTTCAGTAGTATCATTCGGAACATCCGAGAAAATGTACATAGAGTACAGTGCGATACATCCTTCATATATAAGTGAACTTGGTAAAAATATTGTAGGAACAATCATATCATATGACCACTCCGCGATAAAAGATAACAAAAAGCACTATATAGGAAATGTATTTTATAAGAATGGTGTTATTGCACTTACAGACAGAGACGGTTATTTTACAAATGTATTAAGTAATAGTGGAGTTTCTGGATTTGAATTAGAATTTAAATCAATGCACACTTTATATGAAAATGAAATTTTATGTAAAGTTGAACCACATGAATTTAATTTTAGTACCAACCCAACTGCCGTTGCAACTGGTAGAATTAACTATGATATTAATAACGATGGAAGGTTTGATATAATAGATGCCTCCTACATTTACAAATATATAATGGGAGAAATAGGTCCTATTGAAAAATCCGATGAAGAAATAATAGAAGAACATAATGCAATTAAGCTTGGAATTAAATTAAACAAAGAGGATAACTGGCCTAAACAAGATTTATTGATGACAGAATCAGAAGATGCATTATTAATGGATTTATTTGTAAACTCTGAAATACTAGAAAAAAGACCTGATTATGAAAAGGTTCTTATCAATTTAAAAGAAAAATATGAAAATGGAGATTTTGACATAAACGGAGATGGTAAAACAGACGAAGTTGATGCAAATTTACTTTTAAGATACTTTTTGGGAAGACGAGGAAATTATCTCACACGAAATTTAATAAGTAAATACGATGACTCAACAAGAAAAGATTCTAGTAGTATAATTAAATACCTAGACGAACAAACTGGAAAAAATTTAGGAAAAGAAATATTAAAAGATTTTCAAGATTTTTCCGAGAACGACAAAAAGGATTCATTGGGAAGTTATTTAGCACCATATGCCACAACCATAGGTCTTTATAGTGGTTTAGACTTGGTAATGGTTGCTAAGTTAGGCAAACCTGTAAAGATACTACCCAACTACCCAATAAACTTTTTAATAAAATTTGATAATTAAGGGAAACTACTTAATATTTATGAATAACAACCAAATAACTGGAGAAACTTAAAAATGGATACAGATCAAGCAAGAAGTGCAACACAACAAACAGGAGCTCATAGATGGACTCTTGAAGCAAATTTAAACAAATTGTATAAAAACGGAGAAGGAAGTGTTTATACAGGTAGAATGGCTCCGAATGTTCCTACATCATCCAAAGCACCACCTTTGAACAAACAGATTTCTGAAGGTGTTAAGTTTTTTGGTTATGGACGTGGTAATGTATCAACTCGTCTTGGGTCACAAGGTCAAAAAGATTTAGGTACAATGGCTGCGGGTGGTGGAGCAGAAGGTGGATTCAGACAAGGTGATACATCATTCCTTGGTGGGTTCAATACTTACAGAGCACCACGTTCCGGTGAAAGTGATTTTGGTAAAGACTTAATTAAGTCTCGTGATGCAAGTTGGTATACCCAAGGTCTTACTGGTATCAAGAAGTATGGAAACGTTATTGCTGGTATGGTAGGTGGTAACTTTGGAGCACGTGGTGGAGCATCTGGTTCCCGTGGTGCGGATGGTTCTGGTGCCGGCGGTGTCGGTGGTGGACGATAAAACCAATTAAATACTTGCTTTTTTTCTTTAGAACGCATAACATATAGGTTATGCAAAATAAATCCTATTGTTTAGGATTGGATGTCAGTTCAACTGTAGTAGGTTATTGTGTATCCTCTTCTAAAAATAAAGTAACTCATGCTGGATATATAGATGTTCGCAAAGAAACGAACATCAAAGAAAAAGCACACCAAGTTGCTAATAAACTTGATAAACTTCACCTTGATCCATCTAAAATTATCGTAGAAGACACATTAAGTGGATTCGGTGGTGGAAGAACAAGTCAACAAACTATTGTAAAACTTGCAAAGTGCAACGCAGTAATAAGTTATGTAATAGAAGCATTGTATGAATTAGATGTAGAGCACGTAAATGTATCTTCTCTTCGTAAGGCTGTATTCGGAAAAAGTCGTGAACAGGGAGTTGATAGTAAAACTTTTGTACGTGAACAACTTGAAAAAAAGATTGATTTAAATCAATTTATTGTCTATAATAGTAGAAAAAATTATGATAAAAGAAACTATGATATGTTAGACGCAACCGTAGCATCTTTGTATCATTGGTATACTATTGACAATTAATGGGGATTTCCGAGCAAAAACTACTTGCCTTGTTGCAGAAGGTGTTGGGTGAAGGTAAAATCGTTTCTAAAGACGAGGCTATGTTTGTGTGTCCGTTTTCTCATCACCGTAAACCAAAGTTGGCAGTTAATCTTACAACGCAACGGTGGCAAAGTTGGATTGATACAAATGCTAAAGGTCGTAGTATATTTTCGTTATTCAAGAGGTTGCAAGTTCCAAGCAACTATTTTGATGAATTATCTCGTATTGTAAAACTTCCCAAGAGTTCACATACACATGAAACAAAAGAAGAATATGTTTCGTTGCCTTATGAGTATAAAAGATTGACCGAAACACATACGGATTTTTCTTATGCAAAAGCAATGAAGTATTTAAAAAATCGTGGAATTGAATCTTATGATATAGAAAGATACGATATTGGTTATTGTGACAAAGGAGATTATGCAGGTAGAATCATTGTTCCATCATATGATGTTGACAATAAATTAAATTATTTCCTCGCAAGAGATTTTACAGGTAATGCTTATTTGAAATACAAAAATCCTCCTGTTAGTAAAGATGTGGTTGTATTTGAAAATCAAATTGATTTCTCTGAACCACTTATTTTGTGCGAAGGTGTATTTGATGCAATGGCTATTCGTAGAAATGCCATTGCTTTACTTGGAAAGAACATTCCAAACAAATTAAAGATGCGACTAATTCAACATGGTGTAAAAGAAGTCAGCATTGTGTTGGATAACGATGCGTTTAAGAATGCATTGCATTTATCAGAATCACTTATGAATGATAACATCAAAGTGAGATTAGTCAAAATGGAATCAGACGATGCCGCTGACTTGGGTTTTAAAAAGGTTATAGAAAGAATCAACTCAACCGACATTTTAGATTTTGGTCAGTTGATGCAACAGAAATTATGCTTGAATTAAAAAATAATTTAAAAAATGTAGAAAAAGTATATCATCTGGCAGACATTCATATTCGCAATGTAAAACGTCACACCGAATATACAACGGTATTTGACAATTTTTACGAACAAGTAAAATCTGATAATTACGAAAATGCTATTATTTTCATTGGTGGGGATATTGCTCATGCCAAAACGGAAATGTCACCCGAACTTATTCAGCAAATTTCAAACTTTCTTCGTAGATGCTCTCAACTACATCCTACTATTGTAATTGCAGGTAACCACGATTGTAATTTAAATAATCCTGATCGTCTTGATGTATTATCTCCAATTATGAGCATGATGGACGATGATAATTTATATTATTTAAAAGATACCGGTGTATACAAAATAGGTGATGTGGCAATAAGTGTATTTGGTATATTTGAAGAACCGACTGAATATTTAAATGGAGATAAAATTGATGATCCGTCAATTAAAACTAAGATCGCAGTTTATCATGGAGCAATCAGACGAAGTACAACAGATATTGGTTATATTGTAGTGGGGGGAGATTTAACACTTCCTCAATTTGATGGATATGATATTGTTATGCTTGGTGATATTCACAAATATCAAGTATTACAAGAATATAAAACTGAGCATAGATTTATACCAGAAAGTAAACTTGATAAGTATAAACTTGATGGATGGGACATTTGCAATGACTAAGTTTTTAATAAGATGCAGAGATATTGACATTGGAGATGTTTTGTTTGCAAGTAGCATTGCAAAAAAACTTAAAGACGAAACTCCGTGGGAACATTCATGTCAAATTGATTTTGATTCTAATTATTTACAAACTCTTGAACTATTAGATAATAATCCATACATTGATAATGTTTTCTATAAAGATAGTGGTGATGATTATACCAAAATTTTTGATATAAATAAAAGTAGTCACGACTTAGATGTATCTACTTCCGTTGTATCACAATATCAACAAATGTGTGGAATAAAAAGTTTCGACGATACCTTTGAACTTTTTACAAATTCAATAAGTGACTACTCAATTAAATCTAGTATGAAAGAATTGATTGAGATAGATTACTGGACGAATGATTTAATAAAAATTTGTTATGTAATGGATTGGGACAGGAAAAGTTATCTATTAGACGAACACGATTCAATTGTTATTGGAAATGAAATAAACAACAGAGATACACATACAATAATTGATCCACTAAAAGGAAATAATAATATAATGTTATTTGCTATTGGAATTGAATCCCGTGAATCAAAAAACTTTCCTAGTATAAACTCGGCAAGTAAATTTAGTTTTACTGCTAGTTTAATTAAAAACTCTGATTATGTAATAGGTCCCGAGGGGTGTCTTACTAATATATCATCTGCACTAGGAACTCCTACAATAATCACCACGGATTATATTCATTACACTTATGGTCCAAACGGAGTTAGAACAGATAAATCTAAAAAATACACTCCTCCGTTTTTGGGTCCTTGTAAGTATTTTCCAAATGGAAATCATACACACCTAGATCCATATCTTAGTGATCGTGAAGTTGGAAACGAAATTTTAAAAATTGTGACAAATGGAAGATAACGAAAACTATATAAAAGTAAAAAGACACAACACCAATAAACCTGTCGTGGTTTATTCTGGTAGCATGATTCAACAAAACCACGGAGAAAAACCATTTGGACATGGATATGTATTGTGGGATGTAGCAAATCGTACACACGAGCACCACGAAGTTGTAAATGATTACGGATATTATACAATAGAAGTTCGTGACGGAAAGTGTGTAAGTGATCTTAGTAAACTTCCAAAAAAAGCAAGACTTCGTGTAAAGGTGTTTAACACAACTGCAACAGAAACAAAAGAAATTATTGCGGAAATCAGAAAACAAACAAGTATAACAGATTTAAATGTAACACGATGTGATGCTATATCTGAAGCAAAAAAGTTTGATCGTGATAATAAATTTGATTTCGGTGATATATCTTCTATACAAATACAAAATGATTTAATAGAAGATTATCTTCGTAGGAATTTTGTTGTTGATGATGAACAAGTAAAAACTGCTCTTGATATTAACAAAGAAACAAACGACAAACTGATTGTAAAAGAAGTTCTTCGCAATTGTATTTGGAAACCAAAGAAGTTTGAGTTCGGAAATATGTTCAGTTATGGAGATGGAAATATAATAGACTTTTCAAATATGAAAAGTGTTATGGGATTATTTGCATCTAACGCAAGTGGTAAAAGCAGTGTTATGAGTGCATTGAGTTTTTGTTTGTTTGATAAATGTGATCGTGCGTTTAAAGCTGCTCATGTATTAAACACTCAAACTGAATCATTTTATTGTAATCTTAATTTTGAAATATCAGGAACTAATTATTATATAGAAAGAACTGCATCTACAAAAAAGAATGGAGATGTTACTGTTGTTGTTGATTTTTGGAAATTGGATGAAGATGGACAAACTGTTTCATTAAACGGAGAACAACGAGCAGGAACTAATGCAATTATTCGTGACCATGTTGGTTCTTATGATGATTTTGTTTTAACAACATTAAGTTTACAAAATAATAATGCTATTTTTATTGATAAAAGTCAAAGTGAACGAAAAGACTTACTTGCTCAATTTATGGGCATTGATACGTTTGATCAATTACATTCTACTGCATCTGAAGATGTTAAAGAAATTAATGCTTTATTAAAACGTTTTAATCGTGAAGATTTTGATGAAACATTAGCAGAAGTAAAAGAAAAACTTGAGAAAATAAATGAACAATATAATGAGCAAGATAGTAAAACAAACATAGCACTACTTGAGCAAAAAAGATTAAACAAAGAACTTGCCGATAAAAATTCCTTATTTAAAACTTGTTCATTTAATGAAACTGCGGTTGATATAGATAAACTTGAATTTACAAAAAATAATTTAAAAGAACAACTGAGCACCGCAAACGAAAACAGAGAGTCTGAATCCGATAGAAAAAAACAACTTACAAACGAAAAGAAAATGTGTGTAAGCAAAATGTCTGATCTTGTTGGGGTTGAAGATAGTTATGTTTATGTTTTAAAAGTTCGTGAAGAAATAACAAAAGTAGATAAAGATTTGGCAGTATTAAGAACATCTGTTAATGCAAAGTTAGATAAACTAAAGCATTATGATAGTCACGCATATGATCCAAAATGTAAGTTTTGCGTAAACAATTCAAAGAACTTAATTGAAAGTGCAGAGCAAACAAAAATTGAATTAGATAAAGATAAAGCAGCTGCAGATGATCTTGTTAATCAAAAAAATGATTTAGCAAATATACTTGATGATAATAAAGATGTAGAAAAAAACTACGAATTATTAAATGAATTAAAAAACAAATCAAGTCAACTTGTATACGAAATAAACGAAGCGGATTCTAAAGTTTTGGCACTATCAAGTATGATTCAATCACTTGAAAAGGATATAGTATTAAATGATAAAAATATAAAAGAATTTTACGAGTGCAAAGATATAATTGAATACAATCAAAAACTTCAAATAGAAGTAGATGAATTGCAAAATAAATTGTTAAAAGTAAATTCAATAGCAAATACAGAAAGTGCCAAATTACAAACTTTGTTTGGTGAAGTAAAAATTGTAGAAAAAGAACACGGAGATGTTCTTGCATCAATTGAAGAAGCAAAAAATTATGAAAGAAAGAAACGAGGATACGAATTATACCTTGATGCAGTAAAACGTGATGGTATTTCATACGAGTTAATTTCAAAAACAATTCCAAGTATTGAAAGTGAAGTTAATAATATTCTTTCTCAAATCGTTGATTTTGGTATGAATCTTGAAATGGATGGAAAGCACATCTATTCTAAGATCACATATGAAGACCGTCATTGGCCATTGGAAATGTGTAGTGGAATGGAAAGATTCATAAGTAGTATTGCTATGCGTGTTGCACTTATTAATGTAAGTAGTCTT